CCTAGGAACCCATTTGGAGGGGTATTTGCAAATAGGAGTCTCCTAACTCGTTGATACAACGCATATTTACGCAAGCTATGTAAGTGTGCGTAGTTATAGGTACTTACAGAGTGTGCCATATTGTCCCAGTTGCAAATCCTTGTAGTCCATAGATTTACGCATAACGCATAACCTACTAGCAAATCAAGGACTTGCAAAAGCCATCTTTTGTAAGTCGCATATCCCTTTTGGGTGTGTGCCTTATGGGTCATAGCTCGCCCCCTGCCTCCTTGAACGCCTCCACAATAGGGCGTGCCTCCTCAACGAACTGGGTACGCTGGGCGGGTGTCCATTGGGCGGGGGTCTTGCGGGCAAGCCATTGGCGGGCTTTGATTATGTAGCTATGCCACGCCTGCTCTGCCTTTGGGTTCGAGGTCTCAATGGGGTCTGGTAGTAGCCCAGTCCATAGGGCTAGTTGCTTGAGGCCACTAGGGCTAGGGGCTTGCAGGGATGGCCTTGCCTTGGCTACACGCTCATACCGCCTAGCTTGCTCACCGTTTATTTGGGCATACTCTTGGATGGCCTCTAGGTCTAGCCCCTCCACCCTTGCGGATAGGAGCAAGTCCCCAGCGTCTGCGGCTAGTCCTATGGCCTCCCCCATCTGCTCGATGGCGTTCTGTTTGGCCTTGTCTAAAAGCCTCACCGTTTTTTGTAACTCCATACCTATCTGTTTTTCGCTCATTTTTAGGATGTCTTTCTGTGGTTGTGGTTGTTGTTTTGTGGATTAAAAAGGCTTGGTTTTCTGGGCTAGGCTAGAGCCTCCTCAAGCTCCTCAATTTCTGCCTCCTCCGCTGGGGCTGGCTCGATCTCTCTGAATCTATGCTGGGCAAAGCCTCGTTCTGGATGGGGTGGCGTAGTGCTTAAGGGATTGTTTATGCCCTCCAAATAGACCACCACCTCCCCTGCCTCTCCGTTCAATGCTACCCCTATGCCTATGCCCCTTATTATGTACTGCCTATCCTTGATCGGTAGTGTGTTGTAAAAGGCTAGGATGTCGGGCGGGAATCTGTCGTCCACGCACACTACTTTTGACCCAGTTGTCACCGTTTTTTCCCTCGCTTTTTAATGCCCTTTTCCCACGCTTCCTTGTTCCATTTCGGGCATTCCTCCCGCCTCTTTTTGTGAACCCTCAAGGCTCGTTCCTTGTAGATTTGGCGTACCCTTTCGCTCCGTTGGATGCGTAAAACTAGCCCGGTGCGTTGGCTCAATTCCGTAAGGCGAGCCGAAATAGCGGCTCTGGTGTATGGCTTTCCAGTTGAAGGGTTGATGTAACGCTTGGCTATGGCCGTTAGGCTGTCTGGGCTTCGGTTGCTGGCTAGAGCTAGTAGGGCTTCGTCTAGCGTATCGTCCCTGCGATGCCTCAACATCTGGCTATCGCCTTCGTGCTTGATCGTCTGCTCCACCACCTCTGCCGTGAGCTTTGCCAGTTGGTCTAGGTCAATCGCTGGGTTCATCGCCTTCATTTGAGCAAGCCGTTCCTTAACGCGATCTTCTAGGGTGTCGATATGGTCGGCCATATTTGGCGTGTAAGATGCCAAGATGCTGTCGGCTGGGTCTTGGCCTTGGTGGTTCATTGGATTTCAACTAATGCTGTCCGTCCAACTCTTGCCAACTCTCGATTTGCTTGCCGTTCAGTTGCGTAAAAAAGGTCAATGACTGGAAGCCTAGATTTGCCAGATGCCTTCCGTTCAATTACTGCCGTGCCAGTATCGTGAGCGTGGTATGCCTTGCCCTCAATGAGTAGGGTCGTTCCGTAGGGGATTATTTTTGGGTCTACCGCACAAGATTTGCCAGAGACTAACCGTTTTCCAGTAGAGCTTTTATAGCCAAACTCGTCCTCGCCCAACCAGTACGCCGTGATACGAGCCTTAATTGTTTTCTTGGCTGGTAGCTTTGGGGTTTCGATCATTATGTTTGCCCCCTGCACCGAACCAAGGATGCTGATTGCTAGGATGAGTATTGCTTTTCTCATAGTTAAGAAATGAAGTCGCTCGCATAGATGGCGGTAGCGTCTTGAGGGGGATTCGTCTCCCTTGGTTCTTTTGCCTTGCTCGTTGTCAATCGAGGTCTTGAGCTTGTCGATCTGTGCTTCGATTGCCTTGGCATCCATCTTGTTAATCTTCACGATTTACCTCCGTCCAATGGCATCGCTTGTTTGGCCTTTTGATCCTGCCCCTTCCCTCCAAATATCGTAGGTGGTACTGGATTGCCCCGTGGGTTTTCTTAAGCACCTCGGCAATCGTGCAAGTGGGAATCTCGTTAGTAATCAAAGTGAACACGGCATCTCGTAGCATATCAATGGTCGCTTGGTTGCGAGTCGTGGCATATAGCTTTTCCAATTCCTTGCCGGGGTAGCGGTCGGCAAGGATGCTGTTGGCCTTTGCCTCTGCGGTTACGTAAGATTCGTTCATTGAGTTTGCAACTTACTTTGAGTTTTTATTGAGGCAAGGGATGGTTTTGGGTTGTTCAGCATTCCATTTCAAGTGCTTCCTATCGCTTGGATTGCAGAAATAAACGAATCTATGCTTTCTCGATCTTGGCACTCTTGTTGCACCTTCAAATTTTTTGGCGTGTCTGCTGTGCAATCCGGGTAGCGACACATCTCCACAATTCCTTTTGTCTGAAAGCCCGGTATAAACCCAATTTGTAGCCCTATAAACCAAACCACTATGCCCCTGCTCTGTATCTGCATAGCTTACCAGAATTAGGGGTGGATTGATATTCTTTAACTGCCTCAATGCCCAACCGATGAATCTGCTTTCGCTATTTTTTGGGCATTTATCCGACATCCAAAGTCTGTTTAATTCATAAACCCTATTTGAGTTATTCTTGCCACACACCCCCGAACATACATTTTGAGATGCTGGCTTTCCAAAAGAGATAACCCCAAGCAATATGTTTTTGAAATAAGCACCAAACGCCCAACTAACTGAAACTGCCCTATGTGCGTAGTGACTTTCAATAGCGACAAGATTCGATGTGTGACCAGTAATCTGCCTAAACAAAAGTTGGAGCGGCGAGGTCGGAATTGCACCGCCATCCTCCCCTTGGAATAGGGGAAGCTCTACTGTTGAGCTATCGCCGCCAAAACTCATAAATAATACTCCGCAACACTCTTTCCGCTGCTCGTCTTTATGGTTCGCTTCTGCACATCGTAACCAGCCTTCCGTAAATCACAAACTCGACTTGCCAAGCGGAAGCACTTGAACCAGTCGAGTGCTTCCAAGGCCGTGAGTGTGCGTCTCGATTGCAAGTGGGCTAGGATGCGAGCATTCTGGTCGTTGCCTTCCGTCTTTACTAGATGCGTGGTTCGCATAAAAGGCAACTCAAACTGCTCTGCTTCGACCATAGCGATCATCGTGAACCTCCTTTGGCCTTGCGAACGGCAAAGTTACGGCTCTTTGCGTTCATTATGGTTGTTCTGTGGACTCCCCAAGCCCTTGCAAGCTCGCTCATCGACATTCCGCTATCGAGTTGGTGCTTCCAGAGCGTCCATCGCTTCTTAACTATGGAGTATTCACGATTTCGCCTTGCTCCATTCTTTCCGCGAGTCGGAATAAGCTCTTTGGGTATGTCTAGGGGGGTAGTTACCCCTATAACAAACCTTTCAAGCCCTTTTGAGGCCAATTCCGCTCGATTTTGTGCCATTGTAGAGGTTAGTGTGCTTACCATTTGCTCAAACTCACGCAATTTGTCCTCGCACATCTTCACCCGGTGAATGGTTGCGGCTAGAACTAATTCTTGTGGATGGTTCATTATGGACATCCCGCATTCACCCACTCTGCGTGAGTATTGAACCCTGCTAATTTATAGGTTGGTGGGGATTCGCACCCCGATTTGATTGGCTTCTTCATTGGTTGGTTGTTTCCTTTCATTGGTTGTTGGTTGCTCCTACGCTGACAATTTCTGGCACAAGCTCGCCAATCCTTAACAGATGCTTTGCCACCGACCTTCCATCCGTTGCTCTCATAATAATCAAAAGCACTTTCCACATCCG